TGTGGAGATCGTTTACCATTACCACGCCACCGCCTTCGAAACCTTTGAAGAACCCTTTGCGATTAGGTTTACCGAACGAATCTACAAAATGATTTGCCAGTTGCTCTGCAACAAGTGACGAAGTAGTCATCGGACCGAGCGCATCATATGCAGCGCGTCTAACAGCGGTGTGCCCTAGAACAGCGTCGCTTTTAACCTTGCGCACTTGTGCGGCATAGGCTTTACCGAACAAGCCGTTTTTTTCAGCTTTGCGAATAAATGCGCCAACTGCCTTTTTGTCAGTCAGATCCAGTGTTTCCAACGCTTTCATGGCTATCTTGCCATTAGCAGTTTTTTGTTGCTTTGCAGAAATCAGGGACGCGATCTGCTGTCGGGTAGCAGCCTGGAAGCCTTTAAGACCTATTACTGCGATAGGTGTTTTGAGTTTTATCTTGCGAGATAAGCGTCTAGTCAACGCGCTGACTGTGTCGCTTATACCTTCGAACGGGAACGTTATCGCACCTACTAAATTCACCTGTGGTTTAGGGCTGCTTGGGCCAGTGCTTGGTGCGCTACCTTTCGGTCTGTTTTGAGTGGTGTTGACATTGCGCTCATCTTCGATGTTCATCGTAGTCAGCGGTATGCCGTCTTCAGTACGCGCGTTGTTTTCAGCCATGTCGTATGGCTCAAAGGTCTCACCTTCCTCTTGATCTAACAGCTGAGCGTCTTCACGGGACATAAGACTAGGCTCAGGAAATCTGTCAACTACGGTTGTGCGGCCGATAAAGTTATCGGGGAGTTCAGATACGCTCTCTTCCGTGTCGTTTTGCGTCTCCAGAATCCTTGTAAAATCGCCTTCTTCGTTTTCAAAAATTCTTTGGTTTTGCGTAACAGGCTCAGTTGGTTTTCCTTCCACCAAATCAGATAGAGGATCTGGAGCGCCTGGTACATAGGACTTCAGTATCGTTCGTAATTTGACGGGCTTTCCACCGTCATTAAAGCCCAGCGTAATATTGCCGATCTTAGGGGGTAACTTTTTCTTAGGGTTTTGCAGCGCTTCCATAATCAGCTGAATTGGCACGCCCTGAATATCAACTTCATACCCTCTCATCTGCAATTCACCCAACATGGCAAGCAAACCTTGCCGTGAGGACTGAGTAGCGCCTTGACCTGTAAACCCTCCAGCAGGGTCGTTAGCTTCGACGATGCGGCGGCCCGCATTCATCAGATCTACAGGGTTCACCGCCACCGATTTTTCAGAGCCAGGAGCAGTAACATTAATAGTCCTGAATTTCGCTAGACTGCTAGCTGCTTGATTGAGTGAGCGACGAAGGAACTCAGACATAGAGACTTCATCTTCATTGCCTTTTCTGTCACGAATCCTGATCTTTTGAGTATCAGGAGTGCTCTCTATTTCAATACGGAAAGAGCCGTCTGCATTAGGCCGCACAGTAACCAGCTGGTCAGGGTTAGCTTGCTGTAACTTCGCAGCTGTATTGAGCATGCTTTTACCCATGCGCGCCATTAAGGGGTTACTAAAGTCTGTCTCACCAAAAACTGCTATGTAGTTTTCGCGTGCTTCATCGATCCCTTCAAATGTGTTGTCGCCATCTACCCCTTTATATGATTCTGAACGCTGGCCTTCACTGTTTGTAAAAGCGTGTACTCGAACTTCGGGTTCGAATTCGCCATCACCAACTTGCTCGTTAGTCTCTTGATCCTGCTCCATAACGTCAACATCGTCGTCATCTTCCATGAAGCGGATATCTGGGTCAGCACGGCGCGCGCGATCAGCCATAGCATCTTCAGTGGACATGAACTCAACACGACCGCCTTCAGGCATTATCTTTTCGGCTGCGGCTTGCGCTGCTTTAACAGCGTCTGGCTCAACGGTTACGGCTTCTTCAGATACTATTCCGCCATCAGCGTCATACACACGGAAGACCGCAGTCTCACCACCAGTCTTAGTCGCGCTATAACCTAGTGCAGCTGATAGGACTGAGTCAGTAGCGCCGCCTTTTACAACATTGTTGACTACGTCAATGTCTGTAGAAATAATTGTGCCGCGACCTGGCACAAAAGCTGCGTAGGCAACCTGCCCGTTGATATCAATCTTTCTTGGCGTTCTACGCTTCGCGTAACGTGGGTCGGGCTCAGTGCCCGAAATCCATACAGCTTCTTTCGAGCTACTTGGGTCAAGCATAGCTAAAAGCTGCGCGTTGATGTCACGCTCTGATTCTTGTGAAGTCTGGTCTACGTCTACGTCTGCAATGTCTTGGGTAGAATCAGCACGCGTCATGAACTCTTTTATCGAGTCAGACATATCAGCCGCTTTCTCTGCTATCGAGGAAGCGCCGCTAACTAAGTTACCACCTGCTACTTCTCGGACGCCTTGCATTGTGCCCGCACCACCACCTGCTAGAACACCACCGCCGATGCTTCCGACGAACAACGCGTTTAGCCTGCGTAAGTTTGCATCCGCGTCAGAAAACGTGTCGTCCATCGACATGCGGTTACGGATCGCAATTTCTTCTTGGGCAAGTTCAGCAGTGCCTTCTAGCGCCCCGCCTTTTGCGAAATTTTTACCTGTCGCAGAGGCCAAGCGCCCCATCACTGAGTTGGGGCCAGCTGACTTTCTAGCAGCTTCTCTACTAAGCAGTTTCAATAAACCCGCTTCACCAAATACCCCGATAGCGGCCTGTGGCAACGCAACCAAACCAGCACGCACAGCTTGCGCTCTGTCAATATCCCGCCCCGATTCTAAGGCTTCGCTTACATTACTACCTATTAGCGGGGCGAACTCAGAGAGACCCGCGCCCCCAAGGGCACCTTGCTGTATAGACCGCTTTCGCAAGTAGCCGTTGCGTGCCAGAACATGGGCTTCTTTTGTAGCCTCGAACGCCGCCTGTGCAATCTTTTGTTGATCAGGAGTGGCTGTCTTTTTTGCAGTCGCTTCAACGGAGTCTTTAATAATACTTTTGGCTGCTGATCGACCTGCGCCTTTTAGCCCTTCTTTACCAAAGAACATAGCGATACTGCCGATACCCGCGCCCGTTATAGTAGAAGCGACACTGGACATCAGTTGACCCGTACCAGAAGCTGCCTGTTCAAGCGCGCCCCCAACTGTCGGCTGCTCCATAAACTCACTAAAGTTTTGTAGGCCTTCCATCGGTATTGCAGCGAACTCTTCTGCGATTCGGGCATTCTCAACAGAGGCTGCTACGCCTTTTTGATCGCCGACAAGCGCACTATATGCTGCGCCCATATAGCTCAAATCGGCAGACAGCTGATCCGCTCCAGAAGCCATGCCACGTTGGAAAGTTTCTATTAAACCTGAAGGGGCAATAGGTGCGTTGTAAGTAGCGCTGTTCACTACATCACCAAACTCAAGAGCAGAATCTTTACCTAGCGACCCAACAAAACTAGCTACTGCATCGGAAGACGTTGTTTGTCGAGGTGCAGGTTTTTCAGGTTTGCGAGCTTGTGCGGGCAACATTGTATTGAAGAAATTAGACACCGCGTCCTGCTTGGCTGGCGTACTCGCAGTCGTATTAGTAATTCCACTAGTACTTGCACCCCTGGCTTGCGCCATTAGTGTTGGCGAGTAAAGACTCGTGGCATCAGGTGATTCAAACTGCACCATAGCTGCGATCATTTTTTCGCGGGTGTTGGGGTCAGCTAGGTCAATTTTGTCGTCAGGGTTGATGCCCATTTTGTCGGCAACAAATTTGGCGTAGACAGGCGTAGGGTTATTGTCTTCGGGGGGAGCAAACCTGTAGATAGCCTCATTGAGATTATCGATTCCATGCTTAGCCCCATAATTTTTAAGGACAATGTCAGCCGCTCGAAGGCCACTTACAGGATCGTCAAAAATTGCGTAGTTGTTTGCATCGCCGCCCGTTTGTCCAACCCAATCATTTGAGGGGTTATAGCGTATGTTCAACCAGTTGTTGTTACGGACTCCAAGATTCGACACGCTATTACCTTTTATTTAGGGACGGTTTTGCCGTTTTCTTCGTTCTTTTTCGCAGCGGTTATCAACAAGCCTGCAACGCTAGCTTCATCGTCTTTTAAATCTGAAACACTAACTGCCTGACTCAGTACTCCGTCGCGCACATAAGCGATTTTGGTTACGTTGCCCGAGGCATTCTTCTCAGCAACACGTACGTTATTCGCGTCAAAATCGACAGACCCATTTGGCTCTGGTCTAAATATATCTTTAAAGTTTTCGCCGCTAAGAATGCCATTCGGATCTGATTTTGCCTTTGCCTGCATATACAGTCCCAGCATTCCGTTCAAGGCAACCATGCCAGCTTCCGCTTCTAGAGGACCTTGAGCGCGCATCAAACGTTTTGTGAAACCTGGGATGCGTCGAGCTATTTTCCGCGTGTTGCTATCGGTCGCCTCGAAATCATTGTCGGTAGGCTCACCGTTTTCATCCATCAAACCCAACTCCTGCTGGATTTTCAGATAGGCAGCGGCACCTGTTTGAGCAAGTGCTTCTGCTTGAGTACTGTCAAACCTTTTGTTTTGAAGCTGGAACTCGGCGTAGGCAGTCTGTGCTTGACTAGTAGCAGCAGCGCCTTGCGCTTGCGCGGATTCAAGTTGCGCCTGCTGCAACGTGCCTACGTCTTGATCTCCACGAACTATTAGGTTCTCAATGTTTTGAGCAATACCAGCTTTTACATTGGTGTCGCCTTCAGCGGTAGCGCCTAATACCCAACCGAGCATCAGACCCTCTTGACGGTTTATCTCTCCCCGCTTTAGCGCGGACTCAAGCTGAGCGTCGTTATCGATACCTTTGGCTTTCAAGAAGGTATTGATCTGAGTTTTCTGTTCATCTGTCGGGTCAGCTGTCTTTTTCAATATGGCATCCCGCACATTCTCAGCTGTAAGTTCAAATGGAGGGGGCGCAATAACTGGATCTGAAGGAGTCGGTGCTGGTCCGCCCACGCCTGTGCCTTTCGGTACACGGCCTGGCTGCGTCTTGGTAGTAGGAGGGTTGTACATTGCATCAATGCGATCGGCTGTGACCGGTGTCGACTCACGCCTGATTGCTGCTTCGTTTGCCTCAACGCGTTCCCCGTAATTCGGGCTCTCATTGTTAAAGTCAGTGACCTCTGACATACCCAGCTTTCTCCCTAGCCAGCTTTTTTGAAGAGACTCAAAACCTTCAGCTGCCATTTCAAAAGGGGCAGTGCCCAGATCATAAAGGCGAGCACCTACGGCCCCGACTGTCTCGTCAAACAACTTGCTCCAGTCCTGGCCTGCCTGCAACCTTCCAGCGACTTCTGCTTGTTCTTCTGGTGTTAGTGCTTCCCACTTCTCCCGTGTTACGCCGGACGCTTGTAGGCGTTCTCCGAGCGAACCTTCAGCAAAGGCATCAGTTTTTTCAAGGTTCTGAGCAAACACCTCGTTTGCAGCGGCCTGGCCTTCAGCTTTTAGCGCTTCTGGATCTCCGCCAACGCTCTTGAACACGCTCAAGAGAGCCTCGAGAGCGCCGTCTTCTTCAATATCAATATTATTTATCTGCTGATAAAACTGCGCGCGCTCGTCTTGATTTTGAATTTTCTCAATCGCGAGGTCCAGCGCCGCCTGTTTAGCTCTGTTAGCTACGATACCCTGTGCACTAGATAGAACGCTGCTAGTGTTTTCTAAACCGCCGTCAGTGATTGCCGCTTGATAACGCGAATTTATAGTGTTCTGAACGTCTTCTGGGGAGAGCTTTACTACTGCGGTATTTTCGGCGCTCCGGCCAACGGTCATGGGCACAATTTCTTTCGTGTCAAACCGCTCGACCATAGGTGTATATGAGCCATCTTTATTCTTGTCGACGCGCACTACGGTAGAACCAACGGTTTCTCCGTTTTCATTCGTAAACTTGCGGTATTCTTGACTTGCGTCATCATTAAACATTTCGATAGCAAGTTCGGGGCGCTGCTCAAGTAACGCTAGCCCGTCTGTCTTATTCCACTCTTTACCCTGACCAATAGCCGCGTTGACGTTGCCGACAGTAGTCCGCGCTTTATCTTTTCGCGCTATGCGTGCAGCCTCTACATTGTAGTTGTCTTGCTGCTCACGGTTAATTTTAAGGGCTTCGCGCTGCCGCCTTTTGTCGTATTGATTCGAGAACGTTTGTTGGCCTGTTTGTAATGCTGCTAAAGAGCCTTCTAAAAGAGACATAGTTCGTTACCTTAAAATGCGAACGCAAAAATAGCTGCCGACGCGAGGCCACCAACTGTGCTTATTGTTTGTGCTTTAGATGCAGCTTTAGCTTGGTCGTAAGCGTTCTTACGCTGCGTTGCGCCTTGCGCTGCGCCTTGCAACTGCCCCAACGAGGAACGGTTTACGCCTTGGCCGATATTGATCAAGTCGCCAATGACTGCTTGGTTTAGTTCTTTTTGAGCAATACGAGCATCGTTAACAGACTGTGCGTACCCGAGGGTATTCTGACGACTTAGCCCTCGCTGTTGCTGCTGGCGTTGTGCGGGCGTCAGAGGAACCCCATAGCGATCTGCGTTACGGTCTGCAATACCGCTCATCAAACCCTGAGCGCCTGTTGCGTTAACCTTTGCCTCGTCAATCAGCGTCGTATCGTTCTCTGCGCGGCCCAGCAGCTCTTGCTCGAATTTGCCGTAGTTCTTTTTGTAATCAAGGTATTCGTTACGCGTTATAGCCGCGTACACATTGTCAGGATCGGATACAGATGGGAGTGCGGTGGTAGACATATTTGACTCCTAGTTGTATGGGTTAGTGCTGAAGAAATCGGAATAGCCGAGACGATTACCGAAGCCTTGTACCTTGTTACCGTCGTCATCTCGCGGGATGAAAAACGAGCCTTTTTCATTCATCACTGGCTTACCATCTTTCATTACTGGCTGATCTTTTGAGTCCAGCTTCGGTCCTGCTTTACCAGACTGCATATTCTTAGCGCCCTGCATGATCAGTGATGTACCGATTTGCCCAGCTGCTGCAGTCTTAGCCGCCCGCACTTGTTGCTTAGCGGCCGCTTTGGTTAGCACACGAGATGCGCCCATGTTTGCGGCTGCAGCCATACCTGTTTGCGCATCAGCTGCTTGACCACGCGCCGTGCCCAGGACACCGAGTTGCATATCATTTTTAATCTTGAGGCCCGCTTTATCGGCTTGGGCTAGTTGAGCTTGGTATGCTTGAGCTTCCGAACCCCCGCTCGCTGCATTAACTGCACGGTCGAAGCTTGCGCCCCCTGCGAGAGTTTGCATGGTATCGGCGTTAGCGCGGCCACGCAGCACATCTGCCGAGTCATCATTCTTCGACGCATCTCTCGTCTTCTGTAGCAAAGGGTCGTACTTTTCTTTGAAGTATCTATGCTCCGCCAACGCAACAGCTGCAGACGCTTTCTCCGCAGCTGATGGCTTATACTCTGATTTCTTCGGTTTGCTACTCATTACACATCTCTCGTAAAAATAACGGTGTCTTTTTTCCAACCCTCGGCCACTAACTTGTTCTCTAGCGCCCTGATAGGCGTTCTGACTTCTATGTTTGAGAATCCATTTTCTTTGGCTACTTGAGCGAAGAAGGTGTAGTACTTGAGCCCACAATTTTCTCCGCGCTTTTTTGCCCATGTGAGCCACACAAAAAATGTCTTGGCTTCGGTAAACTCGTCCACCTCTGTAGTGGTGATTACAAAGCCCTCTGGTGCTACCCAAAGGTGGGCTTCCCCGTTTAGACAAGCCGCATAAACGTCCTCTGGTCTAAACGTTAGCTGAGGTTGCTCAGCTAGAATTTCTTCTATACCGCCTTTTACCCAACACCACTCATCACGTACTTGGGCATAGGCTGGTTTATCCGCCGTGGCCGTATCTTCTGCTTCTCGTGCGCCAGGCTCCTGCCATGCTTCCGCCATATTTAACACTCCTGCGAACTGCGGTGTCAGCATTGCGCGCTCTGCGCTCCGCATACTCGACACCTTGATTAAATAACTGTCCATAGACTGATGCGCCTTGTAGGTCAGACCAGTCTTTGTTTGGGATTCTTAGCAAACGAAACAGAGCGCCATTAACGATCGTGTCTCGATAATCATTCATTACGTCGTTGTCACACGCCGTGCTCGTGTGAGTCGGTCTCAGAACTGCGCGAACTATAGTGCTGCCTACAACTGTGTCTGAAGGTATCGGCGCAAGAATGAACGCTGCTGAGTTCTGTTGGACAAAGTACTCAGGAACTCCTGACTCTTCGCGCCACTTCGGCAACCGCTGCTCGAGCAACGTCGTAGTGATTGGTTCTAAATCTTTGCCAAGATGAGTAACCCACAAAACCTTTCGTACCGAAGTACCTGTTGGGGCTTCTAAGTCGTACTCGTAGATATTTGAAACCGTAGTCACAGGATCTAACTCAGCCTGATACACGCCCGCGCGCTCGCATAGCTCGATAACTGCTGATCGAATATTATTTTCGATCAAAGTATCGGGGCACCCTGGGACCATCGGGAGTATTTCGGGGAGTAGCGTCTCATAAGAAATCGCCATGCGTTATGCTCCCATCGGGGCTCTGCGTTCAAGGTTTGGATTATTGACTGCGTCAATCTGGCCCTTGCCGGTTACAGAAGCTGTAAATAACTGAAAGTGGCTAGAAGCTCGCTGCTGATTACCCGCGAACTCGGCGTCCTTCATGTAAGCCATGTACAACACGTAATTCATAATGGCATTAGCGAATATATCGGGGATCGATAAGTTGTCAGATAGTGTGACTGCCGCAGGGTTCGCAGAGTAAATTAGCTCAACATATGAGTTGCCGCTTACACCAGGGTACACATAAAAATTCCTGGGGTTCGACTCTTCATAAGCGTAGTGCTTCACGATATTCGTGTGGGCAGCATCACCAGTCACGGTAGGGTCGTGCCAGCTAGGGCTTTGAGAATCTAGCACAGCGAGGTCCACAAGCCTGACAGCCCGTGCGCCAGTACCGCCACTCGCAGCGGACATGTTGCGTACGACCTTTAGCAGGCGGTTACCCGCACTGGGTATCTCTTGTTTCGTGCCGGTGGTAAGCGTCACGGTCGTGTTCACGGCGCTCGCATCAGGCTTTAGCAATGCTACTTCCCGCTGTGCATCATTGACCCACAGAACAAGCTCGCTGGTAACGGGCCATCTAACGCCAGTAGTGTCTTGTAAGACAGATTGGACTCTATCGATAACGCTTTGAACTGTTACTGACATCTTTTATACCTATGAGTTAAGTATTGATTCCCAAGCAGCCTCTCGAGCATCTGTATCAACCGTTCTACCAAGCGCTTTATTAACCGCTGCTGCTTTCGGGTAGCCATCGGTTTTAAAATTCTTTGGGTCACCCTCATCCATCATCTTCTCGAGACAGGTGACTAAGTCTTCATCTGGTTGTACTTGTTCCGGTACTACTACTTCTTCGAACTCAGCGATTTCCGCTGACTCTTCTTCGACATACTTGTCGTTGTATTCTTTTGCGCCCATCTGGATCGCTAATAAGCCGATCTCTTCGGCGATTTCTCGTGGTACACCTGCTTCGAACAAAACTGCTGTACCGCCGAGGGTGGTGACTCTTAAAGGTTCACTGCTAACAATCTTCATGATTAAGTCCTATATAAAAAGAAACCTCTCCCCCCGAAGGAGGAGAGGGTTTAGTCTTGCTTACTGGGCAGTATCGAGAGCGATAACACCGAAGTCCTGCACAGAGCCACTGATGTCGCTGTTGTACTTAGGCTTACGGAGACCGAAGATCTTGCCTACAGAAATACCAGACTGGTTGCCATAGTCGAAGGTGTCTTCAACCATTTCAGGCAGACCGATGTCAGCCATTGCCAGAGCCTGAGCACCACAGAACAGAGCACGTCCACCAACTACGTTAGCGTCAGCACCCCACTTGTAGCCAGCTGCGCCAGCGTTGCTAGAAGTACCAGTAGTTGCACCAGAAGTGTTAAACACATGGCGGAACTCATGGATCATTACACCGTCAACCATCAACGAAGCAGAACCAGAGAACAGGCTGTTGCCAGTTCCTCGAACGCCAGCGTTACGGACGTTAGCTAGGAAGTCAGAATCTAACTTCAGAGCAGCCATCTGCTG